TCACACCAAATATTTTGATACATTTAGATTATAAAATCCCCATTTTCGATATGTAAATATAACAATAAAACCATATATAAGTCAAGTGTTTTTTTAAAATAAAATGGGGGCAAATAAATGCCCCCAATTTTACCATTTTAGAAATTAACAGTTAGTCCTACATTGTAGTATCTTGGTGTACCAAGAAATACTTCAGCGTTATGAGCTAAGTGAAGTTTATCACCCCACCCATTATACTTACTGTTATCAACTGCATCTTGAACATAAACATCATCAAGTGCATTAAAGACATGACCTGTAAGAGTCAAATCTAAACCAGCAATCTCTGGTAGTTTGTATGCAAGATGTAAATCAAGTTTTGAATAGTCAGGTGCTTTCCAAACTTGAGCTCTATCTTCATCGCCATCAACTTCACGAGAATCTGGAGACCAATCAGCATAGTTATCAGCATACATTCTGTAAAGGCCTTGTATACTAAGACCTTTAATTGGTTTTAGTGTTAAACCACCAACATAGGCAGTTTGTGGCATATCACCAACTTTGAGTTTATCAAGTGCATAAGTATATTCAGTAGTCATTTGTCCTACGACTTGACCTTCTTCATTATACTCCATTTCTTGATAATCACCTTTGGCATCACCATCGAAGAACCAATCACCTTTACTTAGTGCTATATCTAAGTCAACCATTTCGTGAAGAGCAACTTTTGTTTCAACTTCCCAACCTGTATGACTTTGATTTACACCTTTCAAGTAAATGATATCTGTGTCACCACTATCACCTTGTCCTGTGGTTACAGATTTAGTAAGGTTTCTGTCTACCCATTG